CCGTAGTCACCACCTTTGAGCCATTGAGATAGGCAACGCCGTTGGCTGTGCCTGCGCTGTTGGTCAGTGAACCTCCAATCGCCAGCGTCTTGCCAGCTCCGACATTCAAGCCAACGCTGGTGCCTGTTCCAGCAGCCGCAAAGACTGCGTCAACGCTGTCAAGGTCAGTATTGATCTTGGTTCCCCAAGTGTCAGTGCTGGCCCCCACCTCGGGCTTGGTCAATAAAAGGTTGGTCGTTGTCGTATCTGCCATTTTTTACCCCTATGCGGCCTGTTGCCACGATGTTGAATTGTCTGCGATCTGAGTCCAGGTCTCTGACGTGTCTGACTCTGGAGTCCATGTCTCTGCCGTGTCGGACACTGGCGACCATGTCTCTGGTGTATCTGACTGGGCGGTCCAGGTTTCGCTTGTGTCGGGCACTGCACCCCATCCAAACCCAACCATGGTCCCAACAGATCCCACCGCCTCATTTCCGATTATCGCAACTGAGATGACGTTTGACACACTGCCAACTTCACCAGTCCCAGAAACACCTGTGATGGCCTGGAAAGAGATCACCTCTGCCGACATAGTGCCAACAGCACCAGTGGCAGCGTTGCCAGTTGTGGCCGTGGACCGGGTTACTCCAACAGAGTCCACTGCACCAGTGGCCGCATTGCCACTGAGGTCGATTGACCTGGCAGGCGCGACAGTGCCCACGGCCAGCGTGGCCGCATTGCCTGTGACTGCTTTGGATGCGTCTGGCGCCAGCGTGCCAACGGCACCCGTGGCTGCATTGCCCGTGATGGCAATGCTGATGGTGAGCGTGACGGTTCCGACATTGCCGGTGGCAATGGTCCCATCTTCCTGAATTGATCTGTCGGCTAGTACAGTGCCAACAGCGCCAGTGGCAACGTTGCCACTGATAACGACATTGCCTATGCCGTAGACGCCAAGGCCGTAGTAGCCTGTGCCGTAAGCAGCCATGGTGCTGCCCCTGCGTTACGCCAGCCGAATCAGGCCAGTGCTTGCATCATTGGTTGGCATGGTCAGCGTGAAGGTTCCAGCAGTCACGGTCTGGCTGCCAAAAGTGTGGACGCTGACTGCCTTGTCTGACTGGGTCGAGTTGTAGATCAAGACTGCATCAAAGGCCGTGGAGAGGGTCACTGAGCTGTAGCTGATGCTGGCGCTGGGCGTGACAAATGCCGTGGTTCCAGACGTGCTGGGAGCCGTGCCAAAGGTCACTGTGACGCCACCAGCAGAGTACCCTGTGCCAGTCACCTCACCAGTGGAGCTGTAGGCCGTGGTGGACGCATTGACAGTGGCGCTTGCCAGGTACAGGGCAGCCTTGAAGGTATCTGCCGTGGTGGCAGCTCGGACAACGCCAGTGCCAAAGTTGTGGTGGCCGACAAGCAGCTCACCCTTGAAGCTGGTACACATTGCCTGAGTATTCGCCATGATTTAACCCTCAAATTTGTTGACTGATGCCTTCGGCAAAGACGCCGCGCTTTAGCACCATATTGACTGATCGATGGACCAACTCACCCTCATGCCAATACTCAACCCAGCTCGTTGTCTCGGTATCAGTATCAATGGACCCCTCACGCTTTTCCAGCAGTGACTCGTCCATCTCGCCCTTGGTTGTCGTTACCATTCAATCACCCAAATGTTTTTGCCCTGGTCAGCAATGCGCCGCCACTGGTTGAACCTCGATCATCTGCAATCTGCAACTGATCCAGGCCTGCCTGATAAAGCGCTGACCACACTGTGATTCTCGCATCATCTTGCAGGTAAGGCGCAGCCTGGAGCAGGGCGCCATAGAGGTAAACGTCAGGCGCCTGAGCCAGCAGCCAGTTGGTTGTCACGCTAGCTGACAACTTGGTCAACTTTGCGTAATAGGCCAGCTCTGCGGTGTATGCAGCGTCAGGGATCGGCAGCACTCGGATCTGGCCGCCAACAATGCCAAAGAAGATCGGCACGCCACTGGATCGGTATTGGGTGCTCAGGTTATCGAGTGAATCGACAGTCTCAAACCCCAAAGGCGTGATGGGGTTTGTGCCGGTGAGTTTGATGGACTTCGTCTCCAGAAAGTCATCAGGCACCGCGCTGTACTCGGTGGCAATCGATGCCGTGGATCTCACGATCATCTGCCGGGTGCGCAGTTGGCGCTCAATCTGAGCCTCGGCCAGCGCGATGAAATCGGGGATGACGGTTGTCAGGTCAGTGCGGTTGAGCCAATCGCCAACTGATGTCTTCAGCTCGTTGTATGTGGTGAGTGCCATCAGCTTGCCTCTTTTTCCATTTCCTCTTTGACGATCCAGGTGTGGTCGTGCTTGAATTCAAACGTGCCAATGTGGCCGATCTCTTTGCTCACGTCATGGTCAATATACACCTTGAACCCAAGCTCTTGCGCTTTCTTGCAGAAAAACACGTCCTCGCCCATGTAGCCTCGCGTGTCGTACTGCCAAGGCATATCGAACCAGGGTTCTGACATGCCCTCAAAGACGTTGCGCTTGATCAGCATGATGCCGGTTCCAACGCTGCCAACTTCTTCAAGACCAGTTGATTCTGGCATCGAATAGACGGGTTTGCGCTTGCCGTTCTCGTCATAGTTTTGCGCGGTTGGACCTGTGGGCATTCTGCGTCTGGCGCAGTTGGCCGCAACAATGTCAACGTCATGCTTGAGCAGCCGCTGGATCATGTCCTGGGGAAACGTCATGTCAGAGTCAATGAACAAGATGTGCGTGCAACCCTCACGCAACGCATCCAGGCACAAGTCAGCACGCTGGTTCTGAATCAACGTGCCCTGCAACAGTTTCAGACTGATGGCATCAGTGGTGTTGAGCGTGTGATACGCCACCATGTTGACCATGCAATACGTGTAGTTGGTGTGGACCTGGTCACGCGCTGGCGTGCAGACTGCAATGTAATTCATACTTGTCCTGGCCTCACGCGAAAGAATCGATTGTCTGGATCATTGAGCCACTTCTTCATGTAAGCCTCGTCATCGAGCTTGCCTTCAGCTTTCAGCTTGTAATACAAGGACTCTGGAATGCTGGCGACATGATGCCACTCGCCTTGCCAGTTGGCCCTGTTGTCAATCGCTGCAAAGTCACGCTTGTTGGCCTCGATCACATCAGTCACGTCCTGAGAGGTCTGGATAGTCGCCTCGTCAGTGTCTGCGTTGTAGTGCCAGGTGCGAGTGATCCCCGTGTCGGGGCTTACATCAAGAATTCTTTTGTCCATGTAAGTGGGGCCAGGTTTCCCTGGCCCCGTCTCCTAGTCAGTTATCAAGAAGTGATCAAGTCAGCCGCCAAACCATGGGCATTTTCAGCCGTGATTTTTAAGCCGTATTCGATCAACAACATACGCTTCTCAGCGTCACCAGTCTTTGCCAACTCAACTTGCTGGTAAGGACGCAGCACAACCATCTTGGCGTAGTCGGGATCAAGCACCCATGCATCACGCTCACGTTGGAACCTGTTAGCTATAGTACTCACATTTCCGAAATCTGAGACATAAATATCTACAGCGCCAATCAATGTCGCGGGTTTTGCGCCGCCATCAATGTTGAAACGTGAAGATGCAATGCCAGAGAAACCAGAGACGCGCTGCTTGTTGACAGGGCCAACCATCAGGATCTTCGGAGTACCGCCAGCGGACCACACCTTTTGGATGACGTTCTTCAAGATCGTCTCGGTGAAGGTGCGCACGTTACCGTCAGTGCGAGCACTGTTGGGCAGCGTGGTATAGCTGGGATCGACACCGTTGGTCTGCTTGTCAGTGTTGGTCTTGACAAACGCGCCCAAGGATGCGGTCACGCGAGCAGTGGTGGTGTTGCCTGCAACAGCAATGCCGCCATTCAAGAAAACAAATTCTTGATCCCGCTTCAACTCAGAACCGCGCTTGGCGATCTGATATGCCAACTCAGAACGGCGACCGGCCTTGTTGACCACTTCTTCAGTGTTCGACAAGATGATGGTCTTGCGAGAAATCTGAGCATAGTTGGTCAAACGAACAGTGGCGGTCACTGAATCGAATGATCCAACGTCATCACCCTCGAGCTGCGCATTTGATGCGGCATCTGCCAGGGTGTCGGTCTGCCACTCAAACAAGGTGTTGGAGATGGTTTCGCGGCCAATGTTGGATTGGAATGGAGTTTCTTCGGGAGCGATGTTGGTGATCACA